TTTACCTTTGACATCACCGCTGAACAAATTCATAGTTTTACTTCTCAATAAGTCACGTTCAAACTTATGAACCATGATAGGTCTTTTATAATAGTAAGGATATCTCATCCGCTTGAAGCAATTCCGATCTCCAAATCCACTCATTCCTGATTTATCACCAAGGTATGTTCCGTCAGCACTAGTAACTGGATCGATATAATTCATCCATTCTTCAAAGAGTCTAAGAATTTTGTATTCTGTATCGACGTAAAAAGTCAAATCAAAATCAGTATAGATTCTGCGATTGGGAATACGCTCAATGATACCTTGGCGTGCTCCTTGCAATTCCATTACATCAAATGCTGATCCGGGAAGGGTAGCATCTGAACAAAAGAAATTAAAATTATCAGTTCTATTATATTCATCAAATACATTTGAATTCAAAAGGTGACCCTCAACTGCCTCACCAAATGAAGCACCTGAAGAACTCAGTCCAAGATTGACCATGAACTGTGAAGTATTCGTAAGTCCGCCAAACTTTTGTTGTACGTCTTGAAGTCTTGTATAAAACTGCTGGGGATCTGGAGCAGACATCTAAATACATTTAAACTACTTATATACTATGTATGCCGTATAGCGGAAGATATTTACCAAGTCACCCAGAAAAGTACAAAGGTAACCCTAGAGACATTGTTTATCGTTCTCTCTGGGAGAGAAAATTTATGAGTTACTGTGATTTGACTGAGGCAGTGAATGAATGGCAGTCAGAAGAATTCTGGATACCATACATCTCTCCTGTGGATAATCGAATGCATCGTTACTATCCTGACTTCTTCATTAAGTACACCGATAAGTATGGTACACAACGTCATCAGGTTATAGAAATCAAACCAAAGAAACAGGTCGTGAAACCAACTACAAATCCCAAGCGTCGAACAAAAGCATGGGCAAATTCTGTAAAGACTTGGATGATCAATCAAGCAAAATGGAAAGCAGCAAAAGAATTCTGTGCTGACCGTAACTATGAATTTAAAATTATGACTGAAGACGATCTAGGAATCAAGTAATGCCAATCAGACTTAAGGGTTTTTACGGACTCAAAAATAAAAGACTCACTGGTATAAATCCTAAGACTAGGAAATATTATCATTCCAAATATGAGTTGACTGAGATCGCAAGAAATCTTGGTCTTAAGAACTATTCCAGATATAATCAAAAAGATTTAGCAGAATTTATTGAGAGTAGTAATGCGTATATAAAATCCTCTCATGCAAAGCAAGTAGGTGTCAAAAAATCTACTGGGGTAGTACGGACTTTACCAGAACTATCTGAAGATGAAATCTTTGAAGTTGGTGATGGATACAAAACCATCGGAGAAAGAATCAAAGAAAGAGCAAAGGGACTAGAAAGTGCAGATTGGTATGCAAATGAATTAATTGCTGAGTTGAGTGAGTATGGTGAGAGAAGATTTCCGAAGTTGGGTGAAATGTGTTTCTTCTCTTATGATGCAGCGTATCCAGAAGAATATCCATGGTACGATACAAGACCATTAGTATATGTTCTAGAGTATCAAGAGGATAAATTGCTAGGTGCAAACGTTCACTATCTGAATCCAAGTTATCGTGACGCAGTTGCAGGGTCACTGATAAATAAATACGGAACACGAGTATCAAAGAAAACTGTACATAGTTACTTCTTTACTAATATGGGAGAAATCTATGTTCTCCCACCAACCTCAGCAGAGTACGCTAGTGTAGCAGAACTCATAACTGAGAGATTTGTTGATAAATATGGTACATACGTGGATCCACACATGGTCTGGGACAGCATCTAAATGTCAGTAGCATTAGAAAGACAGTACGTACAATGGAACGCAGCAGCAGTCAAAGGTTCTGCTACGTTGAGGTTGAATGAAACCTATGTGAAAGATAATACAGGACAGACGTATGAACTGAGGTACGATCCCAACAGTGGAACAAGTGCAATTGTTGGATACAAAGAAGTACAAGTAAAAATTGGTTTTGATGAAGACTTTGGAGATCTGTATAGAAAGGAATATCAAACAGTAGTTTTATTTGAATCTACTCCATCTGGTGGAACGTTTACTGAAAATGGACAAGCATTATTAACTGCTGGTAACTTACAGAAACTTGATGGTACTACATTTAATGAGCAAGCTCTTAGAAATACTATTCAGAATGATACATTAAATGCATACAAAAAGACAGACGCAAGAAGAAAAGCACAAGGATATAATACTCCAGCAGTCGAAACATCAGCATTAGCGGCTGGAACTCCAGAACCATCTACGGTAGCAGTGACCGGAACTGAAGGTGGTCCAGAAAATGCGAGTACAGCAGCAGAAAACCCTGATGCAACTCCACAACCCGCTGCAGTTCCCACAAATGCTGGAGGAGAGGAAACAGATCAGCCGCCAGCTGGCATTTCACAGTTTGCATCGGCCGCAACAAATCTTGCAACAGAAATACAGAAGGCTGTTAATATAGAAAACTTAAAAAAGGTAACATTACAACAACCAACACCAGAAGCTCTTGAAAAATTATCAAAAGCATTCGCTACTTCTGATGCAAATATCACTGCCATGGCAGGCAATGGCATTCAATACCCACAGGATGCAATATTTGGTGGAGAACATTCACAGGACTATGTGAATATATCTCAGTGGGTTTATAAACCACCATCAGCAAATACAATCTTTAATCCAAAACCAGTATCTAATGTAACAGAAGGTGTCCAGAGACAAACTGCTCTTGCTAAAAAATTAGGTTTCGTCAAACTCCCGATGCCAAATGACGTTACTGATTCAAATAATGTCAACTGGGGTGAAGATGCAATGAATAGTTTATCTGCAGCGATTACCTCCGCAGTAACAAAAAATCCATTGGCGGTTGGTGGTGCTGCTGGTGCTGGAGCATTATTGTCAGCAGCGACTGGTATTCAAGGATTAGGTAGATTAGGAGCACTTGCTGCCATCTTTGGAAATGCAGGAGCATTTGAATCTGCCGGAGAGTTAATGAAAAATCCAAACTCCCAAATGGTAATTGGAAGTGCAGTATCATCTAGACTTCTTTCCTTAGCAGGTGTCAACGTATCTCCAGAAACACTTCTTGCTAGAGGTTTAGGCGTTGTTCCAAATCAAAATATGGAACTCTTGTTTAATTCTCCGACACTGAGAACATTTGTATTCAACTGGAAACTTGCAGCAAGAAGTCCAGGCGAAGCATTAAAAATAAATAATATTCTTCGTTTCTTCAAACAAGGGATGGCAGTAAAAACTACTGCAGCTCAAGTGGGTAATTCATCATTATTGTTGGGAACACCTAATGTATTCAAACTAAAATTCATGACTAGAAATGCAGCGCAGTTGCAAGGTGTGGGGAGAATCAAAGAATGTGCGATTACTGGTGTGAGCGTAAACTACACACCAGAGGGAAAGTGGTCAGCGTATGATGATGGTCAACCATCTAGTGTTCTTTTAACCATAAGAATGCAAGAACTTGAACCTGTATATGCTTCTGATTATCTCAATGGAACTACGCCATCTGGTGAACGAAGATTACCTGCAGCAGGAAGCAGAGACACAGATTATGATGAAATCAGATTCGACGAGGTAGGATACTAAAATGGGATACTTCAAAGAACTTCCAGACTTACTTTATCCATCTTTGCTACCGAAATCAACTCGTAGTGATGAAAAGATAAGAGTTAAAAATTTATTTCGTAGGGCAAAATTAAGAACTGATGCCAATGGTCTCACACTTACACAGATGTATCAAATTCCAGAAGGTGAACGTCCTGAGATGACTGCCGAAAAATTATATGAAGATCCAGAATTGGATTGGGTAGTCTTGACAGTAAACAATATTGTCTCAGTGAGGGATCAATGGCCTCTAACTAATAATGAGTTACAGAATTACCTATTAGAAAAATATGGTTCTCAAGCAGCACTTACAGAACCACACCATTATGAAACTAAAGAAATTAAAGATACATTCGGTAGAATAGTTCTTGAGGAAGGACTTATTGTAGATGAGAATTTTACATTTACATATTCAAGTAATACAGGAACAGAGATTACAGATCAAAATGCTTCAGGGCCTGTTTCTAACTTTGTATATGAAACAATTGAGAATAATAAAAAGAGATTGATTAATGTATTGAAGAGAGAATTTCTTCCAGTTGCCACATCAGATCTTAGAGAGATCATGACATATAGTCCATCATCACAATTCATCACTGACAAACTGAAAGATACATACAATCCTAGAATCACAGGGGTATAAAAAAACCCGCCTTGCGGCGGGTAGGTGATCAGGAGTTGACCAGTTTAGCAAAGTAGTTGAGGGAGTCATCCTCCTCTTCTGTATTACTAGAACTTGATGCCATGATGTCTGGATCATTGAAAGATGACTTACTACGACCTTCACTCAGATCTTCGTAGTTAGTGGTGGGTTCAGAGTAGTCACCACGACGCTCACGTTCCCACTGTGCTTCTTCTTGCTGAGTCTCAGGATCTTGCATCTTAGAGGTGCCCTTGTTACCAAGAACATAATCAAGACGCTTCTTCATGTCGTCATAAGTCTTGAAGTTCTTAGCATCAAGGAACTCATTGAGATCATAAAGATTGTTGTAGATCTTCTCCAGTTTCTCATCGTCATCGAAGAGAGCAGAAGAACGAGCAAACTCACTGCTGTCATAGTTCTGGTAACCAGCAACACGACGGATCTTCAGTTTGAAGTTTGCACCACTCCAGAAGTCGAAAGGATTGATGGGTTCTTCATCAGCAAACTCTGGTTTCATTGCTTCCATGATCTTGTCATGGATCTTCTTGCCATACTTGTAGAGGAAGACTTTACCTTCGTTGTCTGGGTTAGAAGGATCGCTTACAACAAAAATGTTGCTGTAGTAAGACAGTTTACGCTTTTGCTTACGTGCTGCTTCTTTACCAGCATCAGTGCCATTGTTCCAAAGAGTAGAATTATATTCACACACAGGACACTTCTGTTCCTTAGTGGTCAGACATTGGTCGATCAACCAACCACCAGGACCTTGGAATGCATGAGTGTAGACTCGTGCCCAAGGAAGATCGCAACCCTCTGCTTCAGGAAGGAAACGAATGACAGCAAAACCATTACCAGTCTTATCGACTGATGGTTTCCAGATACGCTCGTCAGCACCGTTACCTTTTTCGTTAAGTTTCTCGACAGACTTAATCAGTTTGTCAGTAAGGGAACCAGTGCGGGATTGCTTTTTGAGATTTTGAAAAGACATAGGATTGATTAGGATGAATTAGGATGTGTTGGATAACGACAGGTCTATTATAGAGCATGAGTCCCTACCTGTCAAGGGAGTTTTCTAAATCCTGGATGGTCTCATCCAGTTTCTCAAAGAACTTGTCCATGCCATCAAGTTCGCTGTAACCAAACATCTTAGCAGCCTCAAGAACTTTATTCTTAATCATGACGGCATCAGGATCATCAGACAGAGACACACGGAAGAAAAACAGTTTCTGCTTCTCTAAGAATGCCTTGAGCAATCTAAGATGATCTTGCTTTTGTTCTTTTGAGTATGTACCAATTAAGTACATATCTTTGGCAAGTTGCTGCTGCATTTTTTCAAGGTCTATGACCGTATCACGTACCATTTCAGAGTCAAAAAATCCGCTCATATTACCTGCTCTCTTAGAACTTGCTTGTACTTGGTTACATCAATATTTAGGAAGGGTTTGTATTTTTTGATTTTCAAACTGACGGTTTCCCACACGGGATCTATCAGTTTACTATCAAAGTCTTTTGTATATTCTAGAATCATATCTAGAATTACCATTGTCTCAATAGACAAAGCACCCTGAAGATACTTCTTCAGTATCTCAGGGTGTGACTGTCCCTTCACAGTGAACAACTGTTGGAATGTTTCTTTGTGACAGAAAACTTCAATCTCAGTTTTAAACAAATAACCTAAACCTTGGAATCTCTTTGCCCAAGATTTATAATTATCTTCTCCAGTGTTAATGATCTCACCAATCCATAGACGGTCTGGGTCATCACACTCAACAAAATTTGCTAGAAAGTATTCTTTGATCTCATCATCAGTTTTCTTTCTAGACATACGCTCAAAGAAGTAACGATCTTTACGATTGTTATACGCTTGAACAGACGCTTTAGATTTACCAGAATATTTGAAGTAACTGTAACTCTCTTTTGTAAAATGATTTTTGAATGCTAAGTATGTTTTGTATACATCAATTGGTGTCATCATCAAAATTAAAAATCACAATGGAAGTTTTGCTCTGGTGGTTTTCTTCAGAAAGTTAAGGTGAATTGCATCACGCTTAAGTTTTTCTTTGAGTGGTTTTGAAATCAGTTTACCAACTGATTCCATTTCGATTTTATTCTCCTCACAAAATGTAAGGATGGCGTCGATATAATTAAAGTTGTAAGTCTTGACTAGACTTTCAATCTCCTGTGCAAACTTTGCTTGACACAGGAATTTTTCCTTGATTAAATCGTCAACTTGATTCTCCATAGGCTCCTGTTTTGTATTCGACAAACTTCTTGATGTATTCTGTGAGAAGTTTAATATAGTGACCCTTGTTTGTTTTTTCGTAGACAACACATTCTCCATTTTCAGCGACCATAATTGTAACAAGTTTTTTAACTGGGATACCAGTCATTTCATAA